GCCGATGCCCATCACCGGACAAACAAACCCAATACGTCAACGAATGTAACGCTTGTAAAAAGAAACATGGATGAAGCACTAATTGAAAAATTCGCAAAAGATTATACTGACTATACAAATGCCTGTATTGCTTTTGCTGAAGTTCAAGAAGATTACGAACCACTTAGTTTTGACCGTGATCTTCTTTGGATAAAAAAGTGGATGCGTGAGAACTATTGATTTACAATCTCTTCTTCAAATTATCCAATGCTCTCATTGCACCTTCAGTGAAAGCACTTTTTGTTATTTGTTCCATCATTTTCATTCTTTCTTCAGGATTATTTTGAACAATATTTATTCCTGTGGCGATGTTTTCACCATTTGATTCAAACCAAATATCAAAATCTTTCTTCAATTCATCCAATGCTTCTTGTGCTTTATCCATATATTTTATATTAATTAGAAATCATCATCACTATCTTCTTCGGGCTTTTCTTCAACAGTTAGTTCACGATCCTTCAAGTTCACTGATTCAGTAATGTCAGCGATCCTTCGAAGCACCTTCCAATCACTTTCTTTTGTAATACTCCAAATCAAACCATTCGATCCATCACCGTCACGAGTAAGGATGCCAACAGCCGAAAGGTTTTGAAGTACATTCCGAACCACTTCAGTATCAAGACCGACAACATCAGCAACGGCTGAAGTTCGAACAGTTAATCCAAAGTCATGTTTCGCAATCACTTGAAGACAGGAACGCTTTTCTTCATTCGCTAAACTAAACGCGCACCAATCAAGAATGTGTAAATAATCATCAGACAACTTTGTTTTACCGGTTTCATGTAATGAAATTGCCATCAGTCCTTTTGCTATATTAGACATTTGAAGAGCAATACGCATAGGCATCGCCGGAACAGGAATCTTTGTGATCACTTCCCCTTTCCAATCTTTCTTTGCTACAGTACGAATTCTTTCAGCCAACATTGCGACTTCGATGATCCGATCCTTAACTTCTTTTGTTAGATCAAAAATTTCGCCTTCAGCCGTTTGACCAACATCTTTCATATACTCACCGTATAAACCAGATAATTCATCATCAAGGTCTTTACCCAACATCGTTCGATTCAACGCAATTTCTGTCGCCTTTTCAGGATCGTATTCTTTCATCCGATAGTAAATAAATCGCTCACCCATATCAGCCACTTCTTCGAACTTCTCATATATAGACGGCGTACCACCTGAAATCACTCCCAACTTCCCTTTCCATGTGTTAGCGGTTGAACTATTACCGGACATCTTTGTCATTTCACCGTCATAGATCATTCGGAACTGTGACAAAATAGCATTTCGAGATTCAGCGTTTTTACTAAACAATACAGTCAGGTCACTAATAGCGATCACTCCCCTTGTTCCGATTCGTTTTAGCAATGAGTTTTTATCATCACCTTGTTTAGCCGAAAGGAAGGTGTTTTCAGTTAGATCATCAACCCTGTGGATATACTTCGGATCAGTCAACGCCATTGGGCGCAAGATTTGTGATTTACCACCGGAACTAGCACCGATGATCACAAGCCATATTGGATCACCTAGATTTAGCCTTGTGGCTATTAATGAAGCCAAAGTTAAATCAATGATCGAAGTGTCTTCGAAATATTGATACTTTTGTACTTCTTTTTTTACAGCTTTTAATTTCATATCTTTTTAAGGTTCATTGCTTCAACCGCTTGAATCCGGTTCAGATAGAAATTGTTTGCATCAAGTCTTTTGTTATGGCTTTGGGCTTTTCCATATGTGGAATGTTGGATGTGATTGTCTTTGTTCAGAAACCAGTATTCAGTTCCCGCTAGATGTCTCATGTCCGATCCCCTCGCTATTATTTTCTTCGGTGCTAGTAGTAACATCGCTTTCTGTTCATTCTTCAAAGCTTGTCTGATCATCAACCATTTGTTTAAAGAAACAGTTGGTGAACCGCCCCAAAATTGTTTGGATAGAAAGACAACCTTTGGCGCATCTTCGAATGTCCATTCACTGTGACGATCAGCGATAACACGCATTTTCGTATGGTGGAAACCTTTGATCGTAAGAAAGACAGCTTCATCAAGTGATCGAGTTTTCATATTATTAAATTAAGCGAATCCATTACCTTTTTCTATTAATACCCATTGATTTTTGCTTTGTCTTTGATAAACAGCATCACGCAATAGAAGGTTTAATTCAAAACGCCAATCAGCCGTTGGTTCTTTTAAAGCCATTCTTTCAAAATATAAAAGCGTTTCAGCATATTCCCATGAATCTTTCTGACTACCATCATAGATAACAACTCTATTTTTTGTAATGACCGCTGTTCCAAAACCAGCAATTATTTTTGTGTCCATTGGTAAAACAGAATCATCAGTCTGACAGGTAGCACAAGTATGTGAGGTGGTATTTAGTGGTTGTTTTTTTCTTGCCATATATTACATGTTATTCATTTCTTTGATCGCTGTCTTTACAGTCACATCAAATTTTTTCTGATAAATATCAACCGCATCAAATGATTTACCACAACCGCCGAAGCAATAAGTGGTGTTTGTTTCTTCATAGTAATGAAGTGATGCTGTTCGCTCGTTGTGAAAAGGACACATTGCTTTGCCTTTAACAAAATCAATGATCTGTGGAATCGGGAAAGCTTTTGCCTTTTCCATATCTGAACCGAAGTTTTTGTCAGTCCTGATCGTTTTCTTCCGGCGTTCAGTCTCTTCTTTTTCATTAATCAACTGATCATGAAACCATGTACTTTTCCACATGCTGATCTTTTCATTTCGATCATCTTCAACATCATCAATCACTTTAGCGGTTCGCATTAGTTTATGAAGATCACCACCACCGATAACATAATCAGAAATGTCTTTCACTCCCGCGCGTTCAGGAATAAACATCAGCTTGCACTTCCCTTCAAACATTTTATAAACTTTCGCCATACCTTGACCACCGGCGCGATCATTATCGAAGCAAACAATTACTGTTTTGCCTTCAAGCATTTCAATCCATTCAGGCTGAAAGCTCATTGCACCACCGGTTGATGTGACAGCGGGAATGTTATGTGACCATGCCACAAGACAATCCTTCTCACCTTCAGTTATTAAAATCTTGTCACTATCTTTGGCTAAGTGCCATCCATATAAAGAAATACTTCCCCCTTTATCATATGTGTACTTTGCACCATCGTCTTTTTCAGGTGATCGCCGGTACTTATTAAAAGAAAAATCCCCTCGTTCATTATAAACAGGGAAGGCGATCATGCCATCATCATGTGTATTAACTCCAAAAGTTTCTAAGACTTCCGCGGTTACTTTCTGATGCCGAAACCAGTCAGCATGTAATTTATTTAGATTCATACAAACATAATACCACAATATAAAATTGCGTACTTAAGGCAAGTGTTGATAAACCGAAGAACACTATATATTTTGAGGTTTTCCACAAGTTACGAACAGAACGCCATTTGCAAAAGTAGAAAAGTAGAATATAATGTAATTAAGACGGTAACAGCAATTTACGCCCATAGGGCATCAAACTTTGGCTTTGACTTTAATCCGTCTTGATATAGATAATTGAATAAGACACTAACAGCAACTACATTATTGCCTTTAAGCAAATGGTCATTGGTTCGAGTCCAATACAGGGTTCGCCCTGTTAGCTCAGTTGGTAGAGTATTTAAATGTGTCTTGATATTCAATAAATACCCCCCCGATTTTCCCAAAATGGTATAGGGATCGGTCTTGTTTAAGACCAGAACAGCAAAACAAAAAAATTCTTAGTTCGATTCTAAGTCGGGGGACATTAATAAAATAGGTAATAAGACAGGTACAGCAAACTAAAAAACCGGCTAATACCCGATTCATGTTTTTTAGGAAGAATCAACGAAAAAAAATTCAACAAAAACTGTCTTGATAAATAAATATGGAACATATAAATACAATAGGAGTGAACGCCGTTAATGAACGAAACCGGAAGTCAGGTTCTTTTATTGATAAGCTTCACAAAAACACATCAAAAGGATTAACTGAAAATGATGCGGTGACATTCACTCATTCAGGATCAGAACTTTTGAACTTTTATGCACAAGCCGGTGCGATGCGTAAGAATCCCGATAAAGCTTTGAAGCTTTTCCAAAAGGCGTTTGGGGAAGACCGATTGAAAGCAATTCGGATTCTCTTTTACTTGCGTGACGTTCGTGGTGGTCAAGGTGAACGTGCTTTGTTTCGAACCTGTTTGGAATGGATCGGAAGCAATCATGTTGATGTCTTCGAAACAATAATTAAGTATGTTTCGGAATATGGGCGATGGGATGATCTCTTTTTCAGTAATGAAACAGCGGTTGAACATATTGCTATGCAACTTGTTTCAGACCTTGCGAGTGACAAACCATCATTGCTTGCTAAGTGGATGCCAACAATCAACGCATCAAGTAAGACAACACGAGCAAAGGCACATTGGTTCGCTACTCAATTCGAATGGAGTGACATCAAATATAGAAAGGTCATTCGTGAACTTCGAAAGACAATCAAGACTGTTGAAGAAACAATGTCAGCTAAAGAATGGGGAAAGATCGAATATTCAGGTGTTCCATCACAAGCTTCTCGAATTTATCGGAATGCCTTCAGAAAGCATGATGAAGATCGGTACTCACAATTTGTGGAAAAGGCTGTGACAGGGGAAGTGAAAATCAACGCCGGTACTTTGTACCCATATCAAATTTATAAAGATGTGCAATCAGATTATTCCGAAACACTTGAAGCACTTTGGAATCAATTGCCCGATTACACAATGGGAAAGAACGCACTTGTTGTTGCTGATGTTTCAGGATCAATGATTGGTGATCCAATGAGTGTTTCAGTTTCACTTGCACTTTACTTTGCTGAACGAAATACCGGTTACTTCGAAGATGCTTTCATTAGCTTCAGTGAACGACCACAAATTCACAAAGTAGTTGGACAAACTCTTCGAGAACGAATGCACAATCTTGAAGCTACTGAATGGGGCTATAACACTGATCTTCAAGCGGTCTTCGATCTAGTTCTTGATACAGCGGTTGATAATAATGTTGATGATGGTGATATGCCTGAAACAATATATATCATTTCTGATATGGAGTTTGATCGAGCCTGTGAAAACCATACAAATATGGAAGTGATCAAAGCTAAGTACCTTGAAGCCGGAATACGTTGCCCGAATCTTGTATTTTGGAACGTGGATGCTAGGAGTGGCGAGAATCTACCAACACGAGCAAACGAACAAGGTGTTGCGCTTGTATCAGGATTTTCACCGGTAATCTTCAAAATGGCGGTTGAGAACAAATCACCACTTGAAGTGATGGAAGACACAATTAATTCAGAACGCTATGCCGGAATCACGATTTAAAACAATCAAGATTCTTGAATCAGACTATGTAAAGATTCGGCGTTGGGCATTCCTTCAGGATAAGAAATTATATGAAGTGGTGACTGATCGGTGTAAAAGAAGGAAGGTTTGTAGTCATTTAGTCGATAAAAAATAGGTATGGGATTAAAAACACATTACTTTTGTGACGTTTGTGACAAAGAAGTTGAGAATCCAAAGGAGAACAAGTTTCACGACAATAAAATTCTTGAAGTTATATTCACAACTGAACAGAATGAAGGGAGAACGACTGATCCGCACCTAGAATGTGTAACCCTTGATATATGTGACCCTTGCCTGAATCATCTTCTTGAAGGTAACTATGTTTTTGGACAAGGGGCAATGGGACATAATAAATACGAATTTAAGAAGTAATATGAACCTTTACGGACACCAACAACATATTGTTAATATGGATCGGAAGAAAACCGGTCTTTGGTTAGGTACTGGATCAGGTAAAACCAGAACCGCGCTTGCACTAGCTGTTAAGCGTGTTTTGGTTATATGCCCAAAAACACAGCGGGATGATGAGAATTGGCAACGTGAAGAGGAAAAAATGACAATAGACGGTGCAAATCTTGGTATTTCATTGACAGTAATGAGCAAAGAAGAGTTTAGAAGGGATGTGGATAAACTTGTGGATATGGGGATAACTTTTGACACCATCATCGTTGATGAAGCGCATACATGTCTAGGAGTGACCCCAAACACCCATCAGAAGAACAAAATGCAACGACCTAAAGCATCACAGCTTTTCTATGCTTTGAAGCTGTACATCGCATTTTGCAAGCCTGAACGCCTGTATTTAGTAACAGCAACGATTGTTAAATCACCAATGACTGTTTGGGGCGCGGGTGTCTTGCTAGGTGAATACTCGATGGATTCATTTTATCGGTTCAGAAACATCTTTTATATCAAGTTACCAATGGCGGGGCGTGAAATTTATTCAGCAAAGAGTGATCCCGAAACAAAGAAAAGGTTGGCTGTAGCCGTTAATAAATTAGGATTCGTTGGTCAACTATCTGATTACTTCGATGTTCCTGATCAAACTTTTAAAGATGAATATGTTGATTTAACGGCTGATCAAGTTAAAGGGATCAAAGAAGCAAAGATTGATTTTCCTGAAGCATTGGTTCAGGTTGGAAAGATCAACCAGATTGAAAACGGTGTTCTTGCCGGTGATGAATACAACAAGGCGAAAACCTTCAAGTGTAACAAGACCCCTCGATTACTTGAATATGGTTTGGAATTTCCCCGAATGATCATCTTTGCGAAATATACAATGCAAATTAATGAGCTAGAAAGGGAATTTGAAAAGATGGGAAAGAAGGTCTTTTTAATGACCGGTAAAACAAAAAATCGTGGGGAATTACTGAAAGAGATCAACCAGACTGAAGAGTATGTGATGATTTGTCAGGCGCAAGTTTCAGCCGGTTGGGAAGTACCTGATTGTCCGGTGATGATCTTTGCTTCAAGAACATATTCATTTGTTGATTACGATCAGGCGCAAGGGCGAATATTACGAGCGAATAAGTTGAAGAAAAACCTGTATATCAATCTGATTGCAAGAAGCAATGTGGATCGGGCTGTTCATTCAGCATTGGTGAATAAGAAAGACTTTAGTGAAAAGGTTTATGCCGAAAATCTCGGATAGCCGTGATGATTAGTCACCCCCCTTCCCTTCCGATGGATGTCCAAAATACGGCTTAAAACAAGGGTTAGGGGAGTGGGGAAGGGTAGGGAAGTGGTAATAATAACAATATATATATGAAAGACATAATGATTGACCTTGAAACATTAGGTACAAGAAGCACATCAGCAATTGTTCAAATTGGTGCATGTTATTTTGATCGGGAAACCGGTGAAATTGGTAAAGAATTTTATGACAATATTAAGCTTGATGAAGTTGATTTAAGAAAAATGACTGTTGACCATCAAACAATTAATTGGTGGTTAAATCAATCTGAAGAAGCTAGAAAATCTATTACAGATCAAGGTGCTGAACTAGGTTCTGTAATGTTTGAGTTATATGAATTTTTATGTGGTGGAAAATTTCTATGGTCACATGCCACTTTTGACATTCCAATTCTTGAACACGCTTTTGAATGCACTAGTTTCAAGAACCCGATTCCGTATCGTGGGATGCGAGATATTCGAACACTAATGGATTTGGCTGATCACCGAAGTGAGTCTGAAAGAGAAGGAACACATCATGATGCTTTGGATGATTGTAAATTCCAAGTGATTTATTGTGTTGAAGCTTTAAATAAATTGAAAAATGAAAACTAACGAATTACTAGACGAAAGAGACAAGACACATGGATCATTCATTGTGAACAGTCGGGTGTCACAAGGCTTGAAAGATGTTGTTCGGAAAGAAGAAGGTTATAAACAACTTGATCTGATTCATCGGGAAGCTTTGGATCATATGTTTGGCAAGATCGGGCGAATCATGGCGGGGCAACCGGAATTTGATGATCATTGGGATGATATAGCCGGCTATGCTCAACTACCTAAAAAATTCAATCATGGCAAAGAAAGCTAAAGTAAAAGCTGATTACCCGCCTGATGAAGCATTGGTTCAATGCGCTGATTGTAGGAAGATCAAAATGCGGTCATATTATAAGAAAAGGGATTACTTGATTGAAAGTATTGTGGTAATGCCGAAAGTTAAACAAAGCAAATGTCATGGCTGTAAGGCAAAAGGAAGCTAAATTCTCAATCAGGTTCAGACATTGGATTCGAGCAAATCCGATCCCTATGTCATGCACCTTTGAAATAAAAGACACAAGAACCCGAAAGTCACTTCCCTTTTCTGATCTAAAAGAAGAACAGGTTAATTTTGGTATGGCGATCAATAGCCGAAAAGGTGTATTGATGCGAAATCAAGGCGGGAACGGTGAACCAGATTATACCTATCATTATAATCAGCCGGCTTTCGTTGTTATTCATTTTACCGGCAAGGGATTTGTGATCATTGAGATACCTATTTTTAAACTAGAAAGAGAAAACAGCAAACAAAAATCACTGACATGGGAACGTGCCTGTGAAATTTCCTATAAGAAAGAATGTTTTTAGTCAGGATAGAAGGAATCGAACCTTCCCCGCATGAGTCCAAGTCATGAATACAACCGATATACTTTATCCTGTGGTGGGGAAAGCGGGATTTGAACCCGCAAGCTTTCGCATTGGTTTCTAAAACCAACGTGTTTACCAATTTCACCATTTCCCCATTGTACGTTGTGAGGGATTCGAACCCACATTCTAGGTTTAGAACACCTGAGTCCTTCCATTAGACGAACAACGTGTATGCTTAGAAGGAATCGAACCTTCATCTACCGTTCCGAAGACGGTTGCTCTATCCGTTGAGCTATAAGCATATTGCACGGTTACAAGGATTCGAACCTCGATTAAGCGGATCAAAACCGCCTTTCCTACCTTTAGAAGATAACCGTATGTGACACAAAAAAATCGTGCCTTTGCACGAATGGAAGGATTCGAACCTTCGACTATCCACTTAACAGGTGGCTACTCTACCGCTGAGTTACATTCGTATATCAAAACTACCGCTGAAGAAGCGGATTATTGCGTTGACGTTGTACGAATGCTTTAAACATTAATTTTAGTATAGCATAAATAAAGGGCGTTAATAGAAACGCCCATGATAGTCTTTCCTATCAGTCAAGATTTATCACCCCCGATCTTTGTTGTTTGTATTGTTCCCAAAGTTTTTGTTCACATCCATCGGAACAAACAATGATGTGATGCCCCATTGCATAAAAACCCTTGTCTTTCTTTATAAGGCGTTTACACTCCCTATTTCCGCAAGTTACTCCTTCTTCATTCACTCTCCTTCCCCTTTGATCCGGTTTAGTTTGGTGCGAGTACCCTCACCTTTTAAAGCATGAAGGCATCCACTTTTAAATTGTAGCACATGATGGTTTTGATCCATCTTCCGATGTTTATGAGACATCAGACAAGACCACTTGATGTGCTAGTAACCCCCTAATGGGGGCTAGTGACGATTAGAAATCGCCGTCTTTCTTCTTCTCTTCTTCAGTCTTTTCAAACTTTGGAAGAATATTCTTTTCGGTGTAATCAACCAAGAAGTCTTCGATCTTTCCAAAGTAAGCTGTCCACTTGTTCTTTCGCTTTCCTTCAGGAAGTTTCATGATCGCATCAAATTCAGATTCAGGAAATCCATTGATGTCTTTCTTCTTTTCAGCATCGTAAAAGAAGTTCATAACCTTTGGTGCTTCTTTGTCTTGTTCAAGACCTTCAGAAATTGATACTCCACGAACATTCTTTCCATTCTCACCGGTAAAGGAAAAAGGTGCAACTCGACATTCTTTTGAAAAATCTATTGCTGGAAGTTTCTTCATCAAGTCAGTTCCAAAGTTATTTGAAGCGTTTGTTGAAATAGTCAGATCACCTTCTTCATCAGTGATTGTTAATTGCAACAGGTTTCCAAACTTTGTTTGAGTGAAATCAACATTTGTGATCTTACCGGAAAGGGCTTTGAACACGATTTCATTCTTAGTCTTTGTTACTTCTTCTTTTGTTTTTTCATCGGTCACTTTGTACTCTCTTTTGATTGCACCTTCCGTTCCTTCAGGAACAGACAGTCTTAATGATCCATCGCTTGCTAGAATGCTAACAAACTCTTTTTGATCTGATGTTTCTCGTGCCATATATTTTTATGTACTTATTATTAATTCGATGATGTGTTTTCGTCCCCAAATCAGGGTTCGCACCTGAAATTATTATTGATCAGCAACCGGTTGCCTTTCAACTCAACATGGGAATAAATTTGTTCCTCTTTCTCACTTGTTAAAACGCAAAACTCGCGCGAAGTCTTTACTAAAGTTCAATACCATCCCGTTTTCACCCATGTGTAAGGGGCGAAAACACATCATCACTTTGCTACCTGTGTATAGTATCATTGTACGTACTTAACGCAAATGCTATACTGTGAATACAGTCGGGAAGGAATACAACATAATATAATACTGATAATTCATTAACTCCTCTCGTGATCACGACTTCCCGATTGTAATTAGTACATATGTTCACGCGACGACATGTGTACTGAAATGGGCTTGCAAGGCTTCGACAGGCTTTGGAAACCTTTCATTCAAGGCGAAACGCATCAATTCGTTAAAAGGTGCAAAACATCTAATTGCAAAAGCAATCAAAACACCGTTTCAGGATATAGTGAATTCTCTTTTCGAAGATCGAATCCTAGCCTAAACACAACCTTGTGACTTCTCAACCATTGGAGTCATAAGTGATCGGCTAAATGGGAAGCTTACGTTGTACAAAAATACTCAACCTTGTATTAAAGATGAAAGGCGGAAGAAGTTTGGACATGGGTTCAATTCCCATCAAGTCCACTAATGACCGATAAAAAAATATGTGGGAAATAAAAATACAAGATAGAATTGCAAGATGGGGAAAAGAAATGACGATCTTCAGGAAAGTACCGAATGGGTATGAAGTTTTGAATACCGATTTTCAAACCGTTGATACTGTGACCGATGGTGCATCGGCACTTGATAAACACATCTTCAATCTTGACCCCGAAGTGTTCGAAGCTCTTGTGAATGCAATTCATAAAGATTACAAACCATCAGAAGGAAAATTCACTGAAGGGAAATTGGAAGCAACACAATCACATTTGTCGGATTTACGTCAATTGTTAAAACTTAAATAATGGCTGAATACAATGACAAGAAAAGTTTATATGGATGGAATAAAGACACGATTTCGTGGTCTGCTTTCTCGACATGGTTATCTAGTAAAGAACAGTATCGCTTGCGTTACTACTATGAAAATCGACCCTCATTTCAGACACCTGAAACCATGTTTGGAAATCACATCGGGAAATACCTCGAAGATGGACATCCTGAAGTGGAACATATTGAACAGTATTCACATCCTGAACACCGAATCTTAGTCGAAGTTGATGGTGTAAAACTATTGGGATATTTAGACAGTTTTGATCCAAAGGCAAATCGGTTTTTAGAATACAAAACAGGTCACAAGAATAAAAAGGGTGAATATTATTGGAACGCTGTTAAAGTTGCAAAACATAAACAACTTGATTTCTACTCATTATTAATTCAAGCAAAAAACGGTAAAGTTCAGAATCAATGTAAATTGATTTATATGGAAACTGTTGAAGAACCTTTGATCTATCAGGGGCGAAAACTTGAAGCAATGAACAAAGGTCTTCGATTGAATGGGCATGTCAAAGTGTTCAAGAGAACAATCGAACAATGGGAAAGAAATTTTATGCAACAGGAAATTAAGAAAGTGGCGAAAGCTATCCGAACAGATTATGAAAGACACCGAAAAAGTCATTAGTGAACATTACAGCAAGATGTCAAAGAAGAGACACAAGACAAATCCACCATCAAAAGAACATATGCAATTGATGCAAAAGAAATCAGTTGAAGCACGTAAACAAAAAAAAGATGAAAAAGAGTCAACAAAAGAAAATTAAAAAGCGGAAAGAATGGGTGAAAATGCGGAACATTGTCAAAAACAATTATTCGAAAATTCCCCGAAGGCAAATTATTGAACCTGTTAAAAATCCTGATGACATTACAACTATATGAAATGGGTAAAAATATCAAATAAGAAACCGCCACAGTGGATTCTTTCAGCCGTCAAAGAGAAGTGGAATGTAAATTGGGAGTCCACAGTGATTTTCACATATGAAGAAATGATCACTTCTTTCGGTGGTGAAATGACCGAAGATTTAATTGCTCATGAACAAACGCATGTCCGGCAACAGCTTGAACACATCGGCGGTGCTGATGCGTGGTGGCAAGAATATTTAACGAATGATAAGTTTCGGTTCGGACAAGAGCTTGAAGCTTATCGGAATCAGTATCAATGGCTGATCAAATACACGAGTAATAAAGAAGAGATTTTCAAATATTGGAAGCATTATGCAAAATCTTTATCGGGTGAAATGTATGGAAATATGGTTGATTATTGGGAAGCGATGCGATTGATTAAAAACGTGGATAAGTAGCTTGTCGTTTGCGTACAGTACGTTATAATAAATGAGTTACAAAATAATTCATATCGAATATGAAAAAGATTTATCAAGAGTACGCCGATCTAAAAGAACAAGCTAAAGAAATCGACCTGAAGATTAAAGCAATCAATCCGTTAATAGTTGAAGACATGAAGGAAAAAGGTAATGAGAAATTATCAACAACCTTTGGAAACTTCATCGTAAAGCCGTTAAAGAGTTGGAAGTATAGTGATGCCGTAGACAACGCAAAAGCAAAGTTGGTGACACTACAGACTAAAGAACAAAAGACTGAAGTTGCTGTTTTGACGATCAAGCCTTCATTAACATTCAACGCACCGAAACATGAATAATTTCATTATTGGGATTACTGTTTTATTGCTTGTATTCTTTTGGTTCAATACCGTGAACCATCGTGATCAAGTCCGAAGTGAATACAACGATTGTGTTATGGAACAAATGGAAGGCACTTCAGTCCCTTTACAAGATGCGTGGGTAATCTTCAATGATGTATGTCAAAACTAGAACGAAAATTTCGGGTCTGGGATAAAAATCTAGGATCAATGATCAATCATAATGATATGGATAGTATTTGTTTCATTCGGAATTATGTTAATTGGTATGGAGTAGATGGTGAAATGGATGGTCAAGGTGACATTCAACCTGTACAAACGCAAGAAACATCTTCTTTAAGTGATTGTGAAGTTATGCAATTCACCGGAAAGGAAGATTCTGAAGGTGTTGAAATCTATGAAGGGGATATTCTTTCGCATATCATTGATGATGTTCTTCATCAAAACCAAGACAAAACAACAGTGGTGAAATTTGATCAAGAGTTTCGATTTTCAGCATGTCACCCTGATCATTCATTCGGTCTTCCGTTGACATGGGGCGGGTATACCAAGACGTATGTTGTCGGGAATATTTATCAGAATCCTGAGTTAATTCCAAAATAATATGTTTAGAAAATATCCCAAAGTACACCGATTAGGTAAAGAAGAAACAGATGGAATTCTTGAAGGCACTTGTGTTGTTCAGGAAAAGATTGATGGTGCAAACACTTCAATTTGGTTAGGGGAAGATGGAGTGGTCAAATGTGGAACAAGAACAAGGGAAATTGATGCCGGATTCAATGGGTTTATTGATTACGTCAAAGCTCATGAAGGTATTAATGAATTCTTTAAAGATCATCCAAAATCACGACTATGTGGTGAATGGCTTGTTAAGCATACAATCGCATATGACGAAACAAAGATGCGGAAGTTTTATCTGTTTGATATTACTCTTCGAAACGAAGGAATTGAATGTAATAAATGTAATGGTGGTCAACAATTGATCGAAGATGGTTCGAAGTGCGAAGAATGTATTGAAGGAACTTATTTCGAACCTGAAAGTTATTGTCCACAAGACATTGTTACTGAAATTGGGAAGATGTACAAAATGGAAATGCCACAAATCTTTGGTGAATTCGAGAATCCTAAAGTTGAAGATATTCAAAAGTTCGTTGGACAATCCAATATTGGTGAGAATGGGGAAGGTGTTGTTATTAAGAATTACGATCACAAAGATAAATGGGGGAATCATTGTCACGCTAAAATCGTGACTGAAGGTTTTCTTGAAGACAACGGTGTTGCTTTTGGTGGTAATAACAAACATTCTGATACCTATTGGGAAATGTATATTACGAATAAGTATATGACCCTTGCCCGAATCAAGAAGCAAATGTCGAAGCTACAACCGGAAATCACAACCCGATTGGATATGAAAGAGATTCCAAGAATCGCATCAATGGCATATCACGATATGTTGACTGAAGAGATTTGGGAAATCAGCAAGAAAGTAAAGATGGTTGAATTCGATGTGCTGAAACGTGTCGCAACCAAGAAAGCAATTCAAATTTATAAGGACATTCTCAATGACACAGTGAATGTAAACGATCAAGAATAATATGAATGAATTTCGTGTTGAAAGAAGAGTTGAAACGGTTGATGGAAAGGTTGTTTCTGATAAGTTGTCTATGGTCAAAGGAAACCATTTCAGTTCAATTATTTCTTTGCCGTTTTCACATCTTGATTATGTTATTAAACAATTGCAAGACTTAAAAGAAAGAAATAATGATGTTTAAACATCTAACAATCATCACTTTATTGTTTGTGATTCTCTTCATGGGGATCAAGATTGATTCGTTGAACAAAATAACACCACCACAACCGGCTAGTTCATGGGTTAAACCATCATTTACTTTTGCGACATTCGAATACACTCCAACAAAGGTTGAATCAGTGGTGAAAGTCACATGGGTTTCCGATAAAGAAGAAGTGGATCGAGTGTTCGAAGAGAATGGAACAAAAAACCTTCTAGGTTTGGCATCTTATCAGAACGGCGAATGTACGATTTACGCACATGAACCAAATACGCCACGAACAATGGAAACACTAGGTCATGAAATGGCGCATTGTTTCCGCGGGGCGTTTCACGAATAAATTATGTTTGATTCATTAGCACAATTCATCTTGTCTTTTATCGGTAAAAAGAAAAAGGAATTCACCACACCAAAGATTCCGGTTGTTCAATGTGATCATGAATTCAGAAAAGCGATAGCTCACATGACGATGGATCATAGAAACTTCGCCGGTGACATGCTTGAAGATCGGATCAGGAAAGAACAAATTCAAAGAGAGCTTTCGCATAAATTAATTGATGAATTAATACAGGATCATGCGATTGAGTTTCGGGAAGAAGAAATGCTTGGTGAATTTGGACATAGGTTTGTAGCAATAATTAAATATATACGATAATGGCTAAATTAATAATGATGAAAGGGCTTCCGGCTTCCGGCAAGTCTACAAATGCAAAAGAACTGACAGCACAAGGTTCATGGATTCGATTGAATCGTGATTTGTTACGAACAATGTTGCACTTCGACAAATGGAGTGGCTTCAATGAAGGGTTAACTGTTGATGCTGAAAAAGCATTGGCTAGAATGTTTCTTGCGAAAGGAATCAGCGTGATCATTGATGATACAAATCTAACTCCAAAACATAAAGCGATGTGGCTTGAAATCGCTAAAGAATCAAACAGTGAAATGGCAACGCTTGAAAAGAATACACCGTTTAATGAACTACTGATTCGAGAAGCAAAGCGGGATAAAGTCGGGCTTCATGTTGTTTACCGGATGGGCTTCCAGTTTGAGAAAGTACCACAGCCTGAAAAACCTTTTGTGCTTTGTGACATTGATGGAACTATTGCTGATTGTTCACATCGTCAAATGTATGTTCAAGGGGAAGGGAAGAAAGATTGGAAAAACTTCTTTGCTCATATGGATGAAGACACGCCGATCCAGTCAACATTGGCTAGATTGGAACTATATAAAAGAGCCGGTCACGACATTATTCTGTTGACCGCACGACCTGAAGACTATCGTGAAATAACTGAAGAATGGGTTTCAAGGTTCACTGATATTGATCCATTGACGATCATCATGAGAAATTCAGGTGACAAACGACCTGATACTGAAGTGAAACAGCAAATGTATGAAATGTACTTCAAAGATAAATATCCGATTGAAACCATGATTGATGATCGCCCCATCGTCATTCGAATGTGGAAAGAAATCGGTGTTCCAGTCATAGACGTTGGAAATGGGGAAGAGTTTTAAAACCCAATGTTCAATTTGCGGGGCTGAGATTGAACGAGAAACAAAAGCAAAGTTGAAGTTCGCTTGTCATGATTGTAAAACCAAAAGAAGAAGATTATACGCATTAACACATAAAAAATATGCCTAAACACTACAGCACAAATGATCCTTATTGGAAAAGGAAACCAATGCAAACAGCGGTGATTGTCGGTTTATCGTTAATCATAATTGCTTCAATTTGGAGTATCTCAACAAAGGAAGAAGTGAAAGAAGTTGTTGATGATTCACCGTTTTCTGAAGACTGTAAATTTCTTCGGAAAGTGCAAGGTGGGGATTTGGTCATTAGTGAACCTTCAGCCGGTAAATATAGTTATGAAGTGTACGCAACAAGTGATGGGATCGAAATTTGGGCATGTGATAACTTCTTTGTGACTGAATAATATATGGCTAAATTAACAATCGGAAGTTTCAAAAGGGAAGGGTGTAAAGGTAGTTTCCAACACTATTTCACGCATATTCTACCTGATGGCAAAGAATTATGCCTTGAAGCTTGTACTGAAGGGTACTGTGTCGCTTTATACGACAAAGTGGATGGAAACATCATTGGGAACAAAAAGTGTACTCAAATGGGGGCTGAAGTGGAAGCGGGGATGATTGGATTCGGATTTTCAATGGCAACAGGGGAAGCCCTTCAAAAAGCTGTTGATCTAGCGAACATAATGACTGAATAGTCGGTAAACTATTATAGAATTAATTTAAAATTTATGGATACTTACGAACAAGAACAAATGGAACGAGTGAAAAAGACTCTGAAGAAAGTGGTTTGGGGAGTATTAGGAGTAATAGCTTTGATTCTAGTATTGGGATCGTTCTACACCGTGGATGCGGGTGAACGTGGTTTGGTACTACGATTCGGGGAAGTAAAGAGTGTTGAAGCTGAAGGTCTTCATTGGAAGATTCCAGTGGTTGAATCAGTAAAGAAGTTTGATATTCGGGAAGACAAGGTTGAACGTCAATCAAGTGCTTCATCAAAAGACCTTCAGATTGTCACAGCACAATTAGCGGTAAACTATGAAGTGGAAATCAATTCAGTTGAGTTGATCTATACAAAATACAAGACACGAAACATTGCTGTATCAAAGATT